TACCGCACCGCCGCCTACAACGCCCGCAAGGATGTTGGCGGGGCAAAGTTCAGCCAGCATCAGTACGGGAAGGCAGCCGACATCTGGATCGATGGCGTGAGCGTTGATACGCTGGCGAACTACATCGACCAGTCCGTCTTGCCGAACACCGGCGGCATCGGGCGGTATTACAAAGATGCGGCCCATCCGAGTCGCAAACAGCCGTTTGTCCATATCGATGTCCGCAAAGCGCGGAGTCGGTGGCTGGGCTGACCTAAAACAGGAGGAAGATATTATGGCTGAGATTCTGAAAGGTTTTTTGATGATTTTCCCTGAGTGGCTGGCGGCTATCTTTATGATTGCCGGTCTGTGCGTTGCCATGCTGGCGGCAGTGCGGCTGGGCTATGGTCTGGCCGTGGCGAAGACGGCCTACAAATGGATCGTCAATGCAGAGGAGAAGTTCGGGGCCGGCGCGGGAGCAGAAAAGAAAGCTCACGTTATTGCTGTTTTGCGCGGGTACACCCCGGACTGGCTGGACTGGATTATCAACGAGAAGACGCTGGACTGGATCGTGCAGATCGTCTTCAATCTGACCAAGAAGCGGCTTGAAGCGTACATGACAAAAAAATCCGTAGAAACCACCACTGTGGCCCGTTTCGGTAAGGCGGGGGATGACAAGCGCAATGACTGACGAGGAACTGGAGCATCGCCTGACTGCGGTTGAAAACCGTGCGCAGAGCAACACACATCGGTTGGATGAGCTGGGAAAGCTGACCGATGCAGTGAACGGTATGAACACCAATATCAAGCTGACAATCCAGCAGCTCGAGACCACCAACCGAAGCCTTGAAATCGTGACGGCGCAGAACAAAAAGCAGGACGACCGACTGACTGCCTTAGAAAAAGCCCCCGGGGCTTTCGGCAATAAGCTCTGGTGGGCAGTAATTGCGGCGTTTATTTCTTTCCTTGTGGCCTATGAGCTGACCGCGCTTCTACATTAAATAAAATCCCCCTGCATTGACTTCATCGGCCAGTGCAGGGGGATTTTTTGTTTAATTGTATTTTTCAATGAGCTGTTTCACGGCGGCTTGAGCCTGCGGGGTGTCGGGCCGGTGTTCCCAGCCGCGTTCATAGCAGGCAGCTTCCTTGCACATGCTGGAAGTCGGATCGCCAACATACTCGGCAAGCCAGAGCTTTGAAATTCGGCCGTTGTCAATGCCGAAAACGCTTCCTTGCTCATAAATTTTTGCTTCCACATTGCTTATACCTCATTATCCTGCGGTGCGATCGCGGCCACGCCCATCCAGATCAGCCAGTGCTTGCCATCAGAGCTGCGTTTCCACTCACCGCCGAGCGTTTCAAATGCGGCAATCATGCCGTAGTAGCTGATTTCCGGCTCAATCGGGAGCCGCTCCCCATCATCGTTGTACTCGACTTGACCGACGGCAATGTCATCTTTGATAGAGGTCTGGGCGTATGCCCATTGGTTGTCCAGCCTTTCGGCCAAATGCTGGAGGGAAGCGCGAACATCGGAAATTTTCATTCTCATAGTCTACTCCTTTACCATTCATAGGAGCCGCGCCGCTGACGGGCTTCCATGCGCTCTTTTTCAATCATGGCGGCAATCCGGGACTTCTCTTTGGTACTGAACCCCCAAGCCTTTTCGCAGGGGATGGCAACAATGAAGCCGTCCTCATGGATGCCGTATTCATTGAAATCCTCGTCAACGTACCGCTTGCAGCTGTGCGGCCGGTCGTTGAAGTCATATTCGACCTCATCAGGAATGCGGGTCAGCTTGCCCCTGATGGGGAAGTTGTTCAGCTTTGCAAATTCTCGGATGGTCATGGTGCTTCTCCTTACTCAATCGCTTCTTCAATGCTGCTGGTGGCATCTTCCAGACTGCTTACTGCATCGGACAGGCTTTCGCAGATCTCTTCGATATGCTCGTACCGTTCGCCGCTCTGGAAGTTTTCGGGGATGTTGTCCCGGTATTCTTCTTCCTCAGTCTGGATTTCCTCAAGCTGAGTCTGGAGGGTCTCAAGCTGATCAATGATGGCCTGCAGGGCCTTTCTGCGCTCTCTGTTCATATATATTCTCCTTGATTTTTCATCGGTGGGTGGTTATAATTAAAAAGCAAGGGCGGCGGCTCCTACCCGCCGCCCTGCTCTTACGGATTACTTATTATCCGTGGGGGTCTCATTGCTCTGAATGATTCTGTTGGGTTTAATCGTGATCGTTATCCGCTCTGCAAGATCGGGATGTTCGACCAAGATTTCCAGCAGCTCTTTCAGAGCTTTTGCTTTTTCGTCCATCGGTCTGTTCTCCTTTCCGGTGAGCTTTCCGCTCCTCCTGACACCTATATTATACAGGATTTCCTTTATAATGTCAAGGCTTTTCTTAAAGAAAAACCTATATTTTTGAAAATATTTCTTGACAGAATACAGGAAATCATTTATACTTGCGGTGAGGTGATGAGCATGGATTTCCCAACGAAAATCAAAATGGCTGAAGCTGTTGCCAAAGTAAAAGAAGCTGAACTTGCCCGGCGGATGGACACCACCCCGCAGGCATTCAACCAGCGAATGAAAACAGGAAAGTTCAAGTATGAAGAACTGGAGCAGATGGCGCAGGCCATGGGCGCAGAACTTGTTGTGAACTTCCGCTTCCCGGATGGAACAGAGGTATGATAAAAGCCGCCAGTGTTTTTGAAGCGCTGGCGGCTTTCTTTATGCCGTGGGTAAGGGCTTTACCTGAGAAGCAGCAAAGAACGATGCCCGGTAGGTCTGGCCGTCCCCCTTGCTGCTGTGGATAAGCACCGCCTGAAACAGAGCTTTTGCGCCATGCTCTACCATGTACCCGGCGGCTTTCCAGCCTGCCCATGTGTTCACAGGCTCGGCCACACCGGCGGCTTGCTGGGCTTCCTCGATGCGCTGGGCGTTGATCGGCTCGGCCTTTGCACTGTTCCATGCCCGGTGCAGGCACTCGGAAAAGGCCGCAACGCCCTTTCGATACAGCTTCCATGCCTTGCGCATGATGACGGACAGATCAAACTTTTTCATAATGCCCTCTCTTTCTTTGGCTGAAAAGATAAAATAAAAAGCAGCAGGGGAGTGGGTTACTGACTTAGCATGCGCTCACGACTTACTGCGCTCCCGGCTCTTACTTCGCCCCTTGCATTCCGGTCGTACTCCCTTGCTGTGATTATAGTATCTTCCTTTTTGCCTTGAAAGACAACAGCAAAACCGACATTTTATAAAGAAAACAGATGATAAAATAAACAAATACATTTATACAAAAAGCCCGGATTGTGTATCCGGGCAGGGGAGAACAACTTACTTCTTTCGGGCCTTGTTTACGGTTTTCGGGATCCGGCGCACCTCCGTGACTCGAAGTTCCTCGTTGGGTTCACGGACAATCAGCTCATCAATGCCGCAATCCAGAGCTTCACAAATCAAATCCAGATCGTCAAGACTGATTCTTTCTGCAAAGTCGTGATACAGTTCATTGATGGTTTGAGCGCGGATGCCGGTTGCACGGGCAAGTTCCGTTTGCGTCATGCGCCTTTCGCCGAGACGCGTTGACAGTAAAATCCTAATCATAAGCCAATCTCCTTTATCCAAAATTCTACCGATTTCAAATCGGCTTAGCTGGATTTTGGCAGGAAACTACTACTTTCGGCAAATTCTTCCGAAAAACGGGTGAAAATAACAAAAATACCCCGGCTCTTTCACCAAAAACATGAAAGAACCGGGGCTTACCATTATTAACGAGTTGGTATCTCGCAGTACAGAACGAACACGCTCCCGACCATTTGAATGGTTACATTGGAGCCAAGAGTTCGTACCGTACACTTAGAGTGCGGGAGAAGGGGGTCGAACCCTCACTCCGTTGGAACTGGTGCCTAAAACCAGCGCGTCTGCCATTCCGCCACTCCCGCACGGAAACTTTATTTATAGTAGCAAGATTCGCCGCAAAAGTCAACTGCCGAAGGATAATTCCCTCTTTGCGTCCGCATAATAACCCCAAAAACAGCGAGGGAGGCCATGGGTGTGAAGAGAATGCAGCGGGCAAAGCTTGCGGCGGCATATCTGCTGCTGGCTCTTGCGGCAGCTTTGGGCTGGTTGTACAGCTGTCTGCCGGACCGGGTCTATCTGGAGCCGGGACAAGCCTTATATCTCCCCCGCTTTGCATGGGTCGAGCCGCAGCGCGGCCATGGGAGCCGGAATGTTGCCAGCACCCGGGCGGTGGGCAGCTACCAGACGACGCTGACGCTGGGCGGGTGGCTCCCCATCAAGACCATCCGGGCGGTGGTGACAGAGCGGCCCAGAGTGACCGTCTGCGGTACACCGTTCGGCGTCAAGATGTTCTCCGAAGGGGCGCTCATCGTGGGATTTTCGGAGATCGGGCAGGCTGACGGCGGGACATCGAATCCCGCCAAGGAGGCCGGGCTTCGCCTCGGCGACCGGGTCATCTGCATCGGGCAGACCCGCACCGAGAGCAATGACGCCGTAAAGGAAGCCCTGGACGCTGCCGAGGGGCAATCCGTGGAGGTCGTGTATATCCGCAGCGGTGAGCAGAAGCTGACTACCCTGACCCCGGTGTGGGACGGTGCCGCCGGGCAGTGGCGGGCCGGAATGTGGGTG